CACCATCAATTCGAAGACGGGCCAAAGCTCTTTGCCAACCGCACCGATCTAGACACCTTCGCTTGGTTCACGGGCCGTCTCGTCGTCGGCGTGTTCGATGATGATCAGCCGCGCGGTCCTGTCGCGCAGCTCGTCGTGCGGAGGCCCGCATGACCCATCCCCATCCCCTCGCGTCGTCCGTACTACCTCCCTCGGGCGACGTAACCTCCGGCGGGCAGGATCGTCTTCCTCCCGGAAACCTGTCCGCCGGTTTTTCTCAATCAGCAATCTCCGCTGCGGCAATCCTATGGAGCATTGCCGTGCTGGGTGTGATTGCACTGGCGGGGCTGACATGAGCGCGGTTCGCATCGATCTCGTTGGACAGCGGTACGGTCGACTTATCGTAGTTAGCGAAGCCCCGAAACTACCACGTCAGCCTTCCGGACAGCAGCCGCGCATGTGGGGATGCATCTGTGATTGCGGCGCAGTTCTATCAGTGAGCACTGGCTCCCTGCGTAGCGGCGGAACAGTGTCATGTGGTTGCTACCTCGGGGAGGTAACTGCCGCTCGCAACCGCACGCACGGACTGTCATCTCTGCCAGAGTACATAATCTGGAAGGCTATCAATCGTCGGTGCCGCAACCAGAAATCAGAGGATTGGCCACGATATGGCGGACGCGGAATCCGCGTCTGTATAAGATGGGCGTCATTCAAAAACTTTATCTCGGATATGGGGCCGCGTCCGTCGAAGAAACACAGCATCGACCGAATTGATCCCAACGGAGACTATGAGCCCAATAACGTCCGTTGGGCTACAGCAATAGAGCAGGCCAACAATAAATCGGTCACAGTCCGCGTCGAATACGACGGACAGGAATGGGCGCTCGCAGATTTTTGCCGACGCTTCAATCTTGACCGCAAAGCGGCATACTACCAACTGGTCACGCGCAAGCGCAGCGCCGCCTCCCTTTTAGGGAGGGCCGCCGCATGAGCCAGTTTGTCGTTCGCTTGAAATTGCCCTACCCGCCGTCGGCGAATTCTTTGTGGAAGTATAGCGGCCGTTCGGGCGTGTATCGTTCGCCCCGCTATATGCAGTGGCTGACGGCTGCGGGTTGGGAGATCAAAGCGCAGAAGCCTGGCCACATTCGCGGCAATTATTTCTTGCGTGTGGACGTCGAGCGCAAAGACCGCCGCCGCAGGGACATCGACAACCTCATCAAAAGCGTGAGTGACGCGCTCGTTCAGAACGGCGTAGTCACCGATGACAGTTTGGCTGAGCGGATCACAATCGGCTGGTCGGACAAGGTATCCGGTTGCCGCGTCACAGTGCGGGAGTTGGCGGCATGACGGAGCCGGTTGTCCTGCACGATGGCCGCGTCACGCTGTACCTGGGGGATTGCCGTAGCATCCTGCCGACGCTCGGCAAGGTGGATGCCGTCGTAACCGATCCCGCTTATGGCATTAACGCCGCTCGCGTCCGCAACAGCCAAAAGTGGGGCTGGCGGGAATACGACGCACCCGGATGGGACAAGGAACGGACGCCGCCGGAACTTGTCGCGCTCGCAGTGGCATCCGGCAAACACGCCATCATCTGGGGCGGCAACTACTTCACCGATGCTCTCCCCCCGTCCAGCAAGTGGCTGAGTTGGGACAAGGGACAAACGGATTTCTCGCTCGCCGACTTTGAGTTGGCATGGTGTTCGTTTGATGGCGCGGCACGGCGTATCCAGTACGCCCGCTCGCTCGCGATGCAGGACGGCAAAGAGCATCCGACGCAAAAGCCCATCGCCGTGATGCAGTGGTGCATCGAGAAACTTCCCAAGGGCTCGGAAACCATCCTCGATCCCTTCATGGGCTCCGGCACTACGGGTGTAGCAGCCGTGAAACTCGGACGCCGGTTTATCGGCATCGAGATTGAGCCCCGCTATTTCGACATCGCCTGCCGTCGCATCGAGCAGGCCACACGCCAGCCTGACATGTTCATAGACCCAGCGAAGCCCGTACAGGCCGACATGCTTGCGGGGGCCACATGACGCCACGCGACCCGAAAGAAGCCGCGGACGACTCGCGCAAGTGCCATGCGCTGGCCATCGCGGCCCTGCGTGAACTGTGCATTCGGCGGCAACAGATTCAACCATCACCCGATAGGCCCGAAGAACGGCGCTGGGCGGCTGAAGGCGAGACGGCAATCCGCAATCTTCACACGGTACGGACAGGAGCATCGGCATGAGCGGCTGGGATGAAGTCAAGATCACCGCGCTCAAGTTGCTATGGGCCGAAGGGCATAGCGCAACCGAGATCGGACGCCGGCTGCACGTTACCCGCAACGCCGTTATCGGCAAGGTGCATCGGCTGCACCTTCCGCACCACGGGTTCGCGGCGGCGATGGAACGCCATCATCAAACCCGGCCCAAGCGTGACAAAGGCAACGGTGGTGGTATCGCAGCAAACATCATCCGCAAGCGGGGCAAGGCGTTCGTCAAGCCGGTCGTGATCCGTCTGCGGCAAAGTCTCACCGCGCCGGAATCGCTCAACGTCGCGTTGCTCGATCTTACCGACCGGACCTGTCGCTATCCGACATCTGGCGAGCGCGAGACGATGCTGTCCTGTGGGCATCTGCCAGCCGCCGGCAAGGTCTACTGCGAAGCGCACTATGCGATTGCGTACCTGCCCGTTGAGAAGCGGAGGAACGCGGCATGACCGCGATCCAACGCCAGTGGGGATGGAACCACGACCGGCAGGGCGGCGAACGCTGGCGCGGCAAAATCCCTGTGCCGCCCAAAGCGCATCCGCTAGTCCGCGCGTTGATCGAAGAGATGAATGCCCAGCGCGTCACGCTGACGGAGATGGCGGAGCGCTCCGGTGTTTCCCGAGCGACGATCAGCGAGTGGCGCTACAGGTCCGCGCCGTGCGTCGAAACGCTTGTCGCGTGCTTCAACGTGCTGGGGCTGGATCTTGTCGTGAGGCCGGTGAGGGAGGTTCCGTTCGGATGAGCGTCCAACCGTGGATGAAGTTCTTCCCGACCAACTGGCGTGCCGACCCCGCGCTTCGCATGTGCTCCATCGCGGCGCGCGGCCTGTGGATGGAAATGCTCTGCGTGATGCACGAGGCCGACCCGCGCGGCACATTGCTTGTCAACGGGCACCAGGTATCGACGCGGCAACTCGCCTCGCTGGCAGGCGTCGGCGTTGACGAGTGCGAAGTGCTTCTCCGCGAACTTGAGACGGCAGGCGTGTTCAGCATCGACGACGAAGGCGCAATCGTCTCGCGCCGCATGCGCCGTGAAGCCGATAAGTCTGAAGAGGGCAGGCGGAACGGGATAAAGGGCGGCAACCCAAACATCGTCAAGGCGGATAACCCTTCTGACGCCGAGGGGGTTGATGAAGGGGTTAACCCATCGACCAACCCCTATATGGCATGTGGCATATTAAAAACCTCTCCTCAAACTCAGTCGGTTCAGGAAGAGGCGTCTACGCCCGCGCGCGACGCCGAGTTCTCGCGAACCTTCTGGCCCGAATATCCGAACAAGGTTGGGAAGCCTGCGGCGCAGCGCGCGTTCATCGCGGCGCGAAAACGTGCGGACCTCATAGTCATCATGGTCGGGCTGGATCGGTACATCCGTGAAAAACCGCCCGATCGTCCATGGCTAAACCCCGCGACGTTCCTCAACCAGGACCGCTTCAACGATGAACCAGCAATCCCGGACGCCAATGCAAAACCCAGTCGCATTACGAACGCCGAGCAGAGCGCCGCCGCAATGGCTCGTGTCCTTGCGCGCCTTGACGGGCGAGGTGGCGGGGAAGCCGAGCCTCCCGGATCGGGTGAGGGTGACGGAGGACCAGCTATCGGAGATCGGGGTGTACGCGAACCGCTTGCGCTCGCGGCTCGCCACGGGGCCGGATGAGACCGAGGCGAAGGCCAAGGCGATCCTGATGCTGTTTTCGGTTCTCGCCAGCGAGGCGCTTCCCGAAGGCTTTGCCGACGTGCGCCAAGCGGCCTACCTCGAAACGGTTTCCAAGTTGCCGGCATGGGCCGTGGTTGAAGCCGCCCGAAAATGGCGTGACGGCGAATACCTGGCCGAGGGTGAGAACCGCAACTTCGTGCCGAAGCCAGCCGAGTTTATGCGGCTGATCCGCATTGCCATGCAGCCGGCGGTTTACGAACTGGGCTCCACGACGCGATTGCTTGAAGCGGCGAAGGCGCGGGTTGCCGGGCATCAGCCGCCCACCAAAGGCGCCCGCGAACGGGTTGCGAAACTCGCGGCGGAGTTCACAGCCAACCGTGGCGGACGCAGCGCGCACGCGGTGTTTGAGAACGCGATGAGCGGGCTGGAAAAGCGGGCCGCTGCGAACGGTATCGATTTTGAGGCGGCGATGGATGCGATCCCGGATGCGAAGCCGTCCACGTTCCGCAAACTCGCCTGACCAACCAACGGAGACGGGGAATGAGCACAAACACTTCAACATCATCGACTGCATCGGGTGGCATCGGCTTCTTCGGCCTGCTGACCGTCCTGTTCATCGGCCTGAAGCTGACCGGTTACATAGCGTGGTCGTGGTGGTGGGTACTGGCCCCGCTTTGGATGCCTGCTGCGGTGTTTATCGGCGTCTTGCTGTTTGTTGGTCTGGTCTACATCTGGGTCAAGAACTGACATGACCCCCGACCAACGCATAGAAGCAGCGGCAAGGGCGATGTGGCCCGGCGAGTCGACTATTCCAGGCTACACCTTCGATCAGGCGCCGGAGAGCTTCGCGACGGCGTTTCGCGAACAGGCGGAAGCAATTCTCCGCGCCGCCTACCCCGAACTCCACGGAGACAGCCCGACGCACTGGCTGGCGCCGAATGAAGCGGAGAGCGCGATGTGTATCGCGTGGGAGGAAGCCTACGTACTAGCGCCGCCCGGATCAGGCACGGCTCTGGCGTGGGAAGCTGCATATTCCGCCATGCGTTCCGCCTACCTCAACACACAGGAGCAGGAATGAGCGACGCCGGACGCAAGATCATGGACGGCCTACAGGACGCCATCGACGGCAACCTTGCGGCCGTGACGATAGAGGGCCAGCGATGGGTGCGGCAGGGCGCTGATGAGCCTACGATAATTCCGACAGGCGAGGTGGCGATAGCGACGTGCGACGGGCAAACCGGCCTCGTGCTGCTCATTCCGGGTGATACCCCGGACAACGAGCCTATGAGCCGCCTTGCGGTATTCCTCTCGGGCGTCTTCGTGCGAGCCCACGCCGCCAGCACCTTCATCGACGAGCAACTCGACTGGATGAACACTGAGCGGGCCGATGGATTCCCCGACTTCCCCGCCGGCAATGGCGAGACAGAGGTGTAGCTATTTGACCCGCACCAGAAAGCGCAAGCCAAAGCCCATGCTGGACAAGCCTGCCAGCATCATCGTTGACAACCCGCTGTATCAGGCAGGCCACCCCGGCTCTATCCGGCGCATCGAGGTTGAGCGGTCACTCCGGGATGATCCATTGGGACAGATGCACGCCCGCAACCAGATCATGGAACACCAGTACGCAGCTGGCCGTCTGTGGCAGCGTGCATTCGAGAACGCCGGCATAGGCCATATCAAGGCAATGGACACGACGCAGGAGCCCGTAGACGGCGGCGGGGCGTTTCGTGATCCGCTCACCGATCGTCGCATGCGGGCCTACAACGACCTGAAGCGCTGGAACGGCACATTGGGCAAGGCCGGGGCGCAGATCATCAACTACGTCCTTTGCGACAAGCGCTCGCTGCGTGAGGTCGGCCAGCTGATGCATGCATCCACTGAGCGCGCCACGATGGTTTACGTCGGCAAGCGGTTTCGGGAATGCCTGGATCAACTGGCCGCCGAAATGGGGCTGAAATCCAAGTAGGAGCCCGGCCGGCAAAACGTGCGCCGTTTCTATTGATTGTGCTGCGCATCACGCCCATTAATTTCCCATCGTGGTGATTTGCGACTTTCCTGTGGTTGGGAATAAGCAAAAGCAGTTCAGCCCGTCGGCGCGCCAACGCCGGCGGGTTTTCGTTTGCGGCTTACGCCGCCTTTCCAAAATCTGCCTCGCAGCCATGAGGCCATAAGCGCGAAACGAACATCGGAGCTTCATCGGCCCCGGTGATGCGTTTTCGCATCCCCGTGTTCGCGCTGGCGTGGCTGGCCGGGCGCCGATGGAGATCCACATATGTCGAGAGATATCGCGCCGCAGTATCGCGGCGGAGACTTCATTCAGTGGCTTGATGCAGTGGTCGATTGGGCGGAATCGCACGGCTATCGTTATGATGTCGTGCGCTGCAAGTTCGACGGCTGGCTACTCAACGTTCACGCCCGCGATGTGGCCGGACCGCTGCATGTTGCCGTCAGTCCGCGCGTTCGTCGCAAGGCGGAGCCGGACATGGCGTTCATCAGCAACAGTCAGGATGCACTTGCCACGGCGGTGAACAAGGCGCGTGAGGCCCGCAACGTAAGCTTGCGGCGGCTGAAGCGCATGGCTGCTAAACGTGCAGCATAGTCCAGAAAGACTGCCATGACTGACAGAGGACGCCCGACTGACTTCAAACCAGCAATGGGCGAAGAGATACTGGCCCTCATGGCGAGCGGCCTTTCGCTTGCTGCGTCTGCCTCCGATCTCGGTATCCACCGCCAGCGTGTCTACGAATGGATGGAGCGCCATCCCGAATTTGCGGACACTGTAAGGCTGGCACAGGCCAAACGTCAGGCGTTCCTTGAGCGCCGGTTGCTCAATGACGGCATGCCCGGCCCGCAGATCACGGCAACCATCTTCGCTCTGAAGAACGCTGGCCCTGAGGACTGGCGCGACAAGCGCGAAGTCGAACACTCCGGCGAAATGACTGTCGCCACCAAGGAACAACGGGATGCAGCGGTCGCAGCAGCTACGCGCGCCGACTCCTGAGGACTTCGCATTCTCCCGGCTGATCAGTTACGCCGCCTTCCAATGGCCGGGATACCGTGACGCACCGCATCACAGGCTGATTGCCCGCCACCTCGAAATGGTGGAGCGGGGCGAAATCAAGCGCCTGATGATCACGATGCCGCCAAGGCATGGGAAATCCATGCTGGCGTCGGAGTTCTTCCCGGCCTGGTATCTCGGCCGCAATCCTGATCACTACGTCGTCACGGCCACCTACGCTCAGGAACTCGCCGACGACTTCGGCCGCAAGGTCAAGAACCAGATCGAGGATGCAGCGTTCACGGCTGTCTTCCCCGGCGTGGGACTGGCCGACGATTCTAAATCCGCCAAGCGCTTTCATGTGGAGGGCGCACAGGGCGGTTACGAACATGGCCTGACGCAGAGAGGCGCGTTCTACGCCGTGGGCGTGGGCGGCCCGCTAACAGGCCGTGGCGCGCATCTGTTGTTGATCGACGATCCGGTGAAGAACCGGGAAGACGCTGATTCTGAGATCGTCCGCAAGAAGACGCGGGACTGGTACACCTCCACGGCCTACACCCGCTTGATGCCGGGCGGGCGCATCATCATCATCCAGACGCGCTGGCATGAGGACGATCTATCGGGCTGGCTCGTACAGGAACACGCCCACGAGAATTGGACCGTCCTGAATCTGCCGGCGATCGATGATGCTGGCAAGGCGCTGTGGCCTGATCAGTACGATGTTCCGCAGCTTGAGCAGATCAGGAAGGCGATAGGCCCGCGAGACTGGTCTGCACTCTACCAGCAACGGCCAACACCGGAAGAAGGCGACTACTTCAAAGCCGAATGGCTGAAGACCTACGACAAGCTGCCGGCGCGCGGCACGATGCAGGTCTATGGCGGATCAGACTACGCCGTCACGGCGGACGGTGGTGACTACACGGTTCACATCGTGGTCGGCATCGATCCTGACCACAACATCTTCGTTCTCGATCTGTGGCGCAAGCAGGCTTCATCCGACGTGTGGGTGGAGTCGTTCTGCGACCTGGTGCTTGAGCACAAGCCTTTGGGCTGGGCTGAGGAGCAGGGACAGATTAAAGCGGGCGTCGGGCCGTTCCTCGAAAAGCGCATGCGGGAACGCCGCGCATTCGTGGCTCGCGAACAATTCCCGACCCGTGGCGACAAAGCCGTAAGAGCGCAATCCATTCGCGGCCGCATGGCACAGAACGGGCTGTACGTCCCGAAGGACGCACCGTGGCTGGCAGACTTCCGCAGGGAGCTGCTGACCTTCCCCGCCGGCAAGCACGACGATCAGGTCGATGCGCTCGGGCTTATTGGGCAATTGCTTGACAGGATGGTCAGCGGCCAGAAGCCGAAGGCCGCCGCGCTCAAGGCCGACAGGTCGGGCTACAGCGACCGTGAACAAGACGAATATTCAAGCGTGGTGATCTGATGGCTGACGGCGCAACACCGATTGCCGATGAAGGCTATTCGGTAGAACGCCTGCGCCGTCAATACACCGACTTCGCATCGGACAAGCGCGCTGAACTGGGTGAGCAGCGTACCGCCCGCCACTACTACCACGGCGACCAGTACACCGCAGCGGAACTGAAGACGCTCAAGGACCGTCGGCAGCCGGTTGTCACCACGCCGCGCCTCACCAAGAAGATCAACGGCATCGTCGGGTTGCTTGAAAGGCTCCGGCAGGATCCCAAGGCTTACCCGCGCACTCCGCAGCAGGAGCAGGGCGCGGAACTCGGCACGGCAATCATCCGCTACGCGCTGGACCAGTGCGACTGGAAGGCGATCAGCCCCGAGGTGTGCCTGAACTCGGCCGTGAACGGGATTGGCGGGATTGAACTGTCGATCACGCAAGGTGAAGGCGGCGATTCCGACGTGGCGATGGCCACCGTAGACCCGGAGACGTTCTTCTACGATCAGCGCTCGACCCGGCCTGACTTCTCAGATGCCCGCTTCATGGGCATTGCGAAGTGGGTGGACGTTGAAATCGCGCAGGAGATGTTTCCCGACAAGCGCGAAGATCTCGATGCCCTGGTATCGCGTGGACCGGGTGCGCCGGGCCAGTCCGAACAATTGCAGGACCGCGAAACCCGCTGGGTCAACTCGAATGAGAAGCAGGTGTTTCTCATTGAGCAGTGGTATCTGAAGGGCGGCCAGTGGCGCTGGTGCTTCTACTCGTACAACATCGAGCTCGACTCGGGCGTTTCTCCCTTCAAGGATGAGAAGGGCAACAGCCTTTGCCGGTTCGTGATGTTCTCTGCAAACATCGACCACGACGGCGACCGTTACGGCTTCATCCGCATGCTGAAGTCGCCGACCGACGAGACAAACGCGCGCCGGTCGAAGGCGCTGCATGTCATGCACACGCGCCGCATCATCATGAGTGATGGCGCGGTGGCCGACGTTGAGAAGACCCGCAAGGAAGCTGTCCGCCCCGATGGCGTGGTGGTCGTTGCTGGCCACTCCGACACGTTCCGTTTCGAGTTTGACGACGCCAGCAAGGCGCAAGACTGGACCTCGCAGATTGCGCTGCTTGAGGAATCCAAGAACGAGTTGGAGAACTTCGGCCCGAACCCCGAGTTGATGGGCGAGGCCAGCACCAAGAACCAGTCCGGCCGTGCGATTGCCCTGCTTCAGCAGGCAGGCATTGCCGAGCTTGGCCCGTTCATCCTGGCTTATCGGGGATGGAAACTCCGCGTCTATCGCGCGGTGTGGAACATCGTGCAGCAGACGTGGACCGGCGAGAAATACATCCGCGTCACCGACGATGACAACGTGGCGCAGTTCATCCAGTTGAACGGGCTGCAGATCGACCCGAACACCGGGCAGCCCGCGATGGTGAATGCGCTGGGCGCGCTCGACGTGGATATCATCCTCGATGAAGGCCCCGACACCATGAACGTGATGCAGGACACGTTCGACACGATGACGGCGCTTGCTCAAAACGGCGCGCAGATTCCGCCGTCTGTGCTTATCGAGATGTCGGCCCTGCCGCACTCGACCAAGAAGAAGCTCATGGAGCTTATCGAACAGGCCGGCCAGCCGAACCCGCTTTTGGTGAAGGAACAGGAAGTCAGCATCGCCTCCGAGGAAGCGAAGATCGAGGAAACCCGGTCGAAGACGCTGAAGAACATGGCGGACGCTGAAACCATGGTTGCCGAGGCGATGCGCCCCGAACAGCCTGACGTGCAGGTGCCGGAAGGCCCGAAGCCGCCGTCACAGTCGATCAGCTTCAAGGACATTCCGCCCGAGGCGCAGAGCCAGATGCTTGCCAAGGTGGGCATCTACATCACGCCTGCTGACATTGCGGCATATGCCGACCTGCAGACGCGGCGCGAGATGGCGATGAAGCAGGCCGCGAAGCCCGCACAGCCGGCACGCGCCGCTTAAACAGTTCGTGGGTCACCGACGATACCGGTGACGGCAACGGCCGCCTTAGCGCCGATCCGCCACGCCCGGCGTGACAGGGCGATTCGTGATCAGCGACGTAACAGCGAAGGAAAACGGACCCGATGACTATCGGAGACGACGAGGAACTATTCGAGCAAATCCTGAACGATGCGCCGGCAAAGGAACCGCCGGCAGTCGAACCTGAGCCCACGGCAGAGGCGGCAGCGCCCGAGCCCGAAGGTGGTCAGCCACGCGATGCAGCCGGCAAGTTCATGCCCAAGGCACAGGCGGAAGCCCAGCCCGAAGCAGGGGCGCAGGAGCCGGTCGCGGAAGTCGTGGCGACACAGCCACAGGCAAAGCCAGAACCCCAGCAGGATCATCGTATCCCGCTTTCCGAGCACCTGAGTGAACGCGACAAGCGTCAGGCAGCGGAACGCGAGCGCGACGAATTCCGCCGGAGTGTGGAAGCCCTCAACCGTCGTGTTGAGGAGCTATCCCGGCCCAAGCCTGAGCCTGTCACGGTGCCCGATCTGTACGCCGACCCCAACGGGTTTGTGCAGCACGGCATCCAGCAGGCGGTGACGCCGATCGAGCAACGCATGGAAGCGATGCGCGATCAGTTCTCCGAGATGCTGGCGGTTCAACAGTTCGGTCAGGAAGCTGTCACGGCAGCCAAAGCCGCATTGGAATCCGAGGTAGCGGCCAATCCGGCCATGCGCTTCGAAGTCCAGAAGATGTGGCAGTCGGCAGCGCCGTACAGCGAGGTGGTCCAGTGGCACAAGCGCCAGGCCGTCCTCAAGGAAGTCGGTGAAGACCCGACTGCGTACAAGCAGCGGATCATCGACGAAGCTCTGAAAGACCCCGCAGTCATCCAGCGCGTCATCGCGCAGGCCCGCACTGAAGCGGCGCCCGGAACCCGTGCTCCTCCAAACGTCAAACTCCCTCCGTCCCTGAACCGGCAAACCGGATCAGGAGGCGCGGCCATCGATGCCGTTCCGAAGACGGACGCGGAGACGTTCCAGGCACTGTTTCCGCAATAGCCCGAGAGGCGTTGCGGAGGCGACATGAAAGGCCATTCCCATGGCACTCACTGCTCCGCAGACCAACAACAAGTTGGTCAAGTACACTGAAGAGATCAACAAGGAAGTCGTTCGCGAGAATATGTTCAGCCCGTACATCGGGTCGTCCGCGACTTCCATCATTCGCACCCGGTACGAACTGAAGGCCGGTGGCGAACAGATCAACTTCCCGCTCGTCAAGAAGCTGGCTGGCACTGCCAAGTCCACCGGCACCCTGACCGATCAGGAAGAGGCGATCGACAACTACGGCATGCGCGCTTGGGTCGATTGGGCCCGTCACGCCATCGCCACCAACGACGCGAATGAGCAGAAGGACTCGGCGGACATCTTCGGCGAAGCAAAGCCGATGCTGTCCAACTGGGCCAAGGAACTGCAGCGTGACGAAACCATCCAGGCGTTCATGTCGTTGCCGAGTGAATCGGCGCCGGCTGGCCTTGGATCGTCGGGCGGCCAGCGCGTCAACGGCATCATCTATGCATCGGCCACCACGGCCAACCTCGATGCGTGGGCTGTCGATAATGCTGACCGCATTCTCTACGGCAATGCTGTGGGCAACTACTCCGGCACGCACGCCACCGATCTGGCGAAGCTGGATTCGTCGGCTGACAAGTTCACCAAGGCTTCGGTAAGCCTGCTCAAGCGTCAGGCAAAACTTGCGCGGCCGGGCATCACGCCGTTCAAGACGGAGAAGGGCTACGACTATTACGTTGCCTTTGCCCCGACCACCTGTTTCCGCGATCTGAAGACCGATCTGGCGACAGTGAACATCGAGGCGCGTCCGCGTAACGTCAGCGACAACCCGATCTTCCAGGACGGTGACCTGCTGTACGATGGCGTCATCATCCGCGAAGTTCCGGAAATCGACTCGTTCGTCGATACGATCTGGACCTCGGGCATTGACGGCAACCTGAAGACTGGTGGCAACGGCGGGGCGCGTACCGCTCCGGTGTTCTTCTGCGGCCAGTCCGCTCTGGTGATGCCGTGGGCGAAGATGGTCACCCCGACCTTCCGCGACTCCACGGATTACCAGTTCATCAAGGGCACTGGCGTCAAGATGTGCTACGGCATCGCGAAGACCTTCTACAAGGACACGAGCACTTCCAATCTTGTCCAGTGGGGAATGGTCAACGGCTATTTCTACGCCGCAGCCGACGCATAAGGAGGATCACACATGGCTGATCTTCCCTATCGCACTATGGCGGCCAATTCGGACCTCGGGGCGGCTGCAGCGCAGCCCGCCTCGGGTGCCTTCGACGTGGCTGTCAACTTCAATCCGGCAACCCGGCAGTTCGCCATCGACGTTACGCTGATCGGTGCGCGCATCACGGTCACGGACGCAGCGGGTTCCGGTTCGTCCGGCTCGCTGAAGCTGTTCACGTTCGCACAGGCGGCACTTGCCATTCTGGGCGCGCGTCAGAACTACACCAAGTTCCGTGAAGGCACGGCGCTGACGACCGCTGCGGGTGACGCTGCGTTCGTGATGGGCCTTGGCTCAGCGGCGGCGAATGCCGGCGACGGTGCCCTGACGGGTACTGAAGTCGATATCGGCGCGGTGACGGCCACGATGACGCTTTCGGGCTCGCCTGCCACTGCAACCGGCACCAAGATTTCCGGCGCCGGGCTGAACACCAGTGCGGGTCTCGACGGCACGTCCACAGCGATCGACATCTACCTGAACTGGTCCGGCTCTGCCGCCACGATCGATGCGACTTCCACCATCGATGTGTGGGGCACGCTCACCATCGCTGGCGTCCTGTTGGGTGACGACTGACGATAACGACGGCGGGGGCTCCGGCTCCCGCCTTTTTCTTATTCTCTCCCGGATGACGCCATGAGCAAGACGACGCAGCAGCTTGCGGAGCGCGTCCTGCTCCGGCTGAACTGGACGGCCGTGGGCGAAACACCCACAGCAGCCGATGCCCAGTCGGTGAAGGACTTCTACGCCGGCACGCTTGCAGAAATGCGCGTCGATAACCTCGTCTACTGGGACGAGGATGACATCCCGGACGAGGCATTCGAAGCCCTGTCCGATCTTCTCGCCGGCCGGCTTGCGCCGGATTTCGGCATGACCAAACCCGATCTTGAAGGAAGCGGAACTGTCCGACTGCGGCGCTTGGCGTCACAGGGCGCGACGGGCCGCGTTGTGACCGGAGAATATTTCTGATGGCTGGCAATGCATCGGCGGTCAACGCCAATCACAAGATCACCGAAGTCAGCCTGGAGGCCACGATCTACCGGGCCGATGGCCGTGTCGAACACCTTGGCCGGATTTCCTACTGGCACAAGAACCCTCTGCGCCGCGCTGCGTGGCGTCTCTACCGATTCATGTTGGGGAAATAATCGATGGCAACCTTCGTCACGAATGCTGGCTTCGCCAATAACACGGCGGCATGGCACGCCTATACGTCGCGACCGCTGTACCTGTCATGGGGCACGGGATCGGGCCAGACGGCATCGAGCAATGCGCTCGCCACGGCGGCGAATGAAAGCCGGGCAACAGGCACGTCGAGCCAGCAGACCACGACCGTCACCTCTGACACCTACCGCGTGGCGGGGACGCTGACAGCGGGCGGTTCGCGGGCGATTACCGAACTTGGCATCTTCGATGCTGCCGGCTCAGGCAACCCGCCGACGGGCGGCAACATGGACCTGTACGGGGATTTTTCGGTCATCAACCTGGCGACGAACGACAGCATCGCATTTACGTTCAACACCAAGGTTTCGTAGCGTTCCATGCCGAGCGTTGCTGATCTCGTTCACCAGACCTCTGCGTCTACGGGAACGGGAAACCTCACGGTTGCCTCTGTCAATGGCAAGCGCGATTTCGGCACGGTGTTCGGCACCGGAGGCACGCCCAACGTCTTCGACTATTACGTATCGAACCGTGGCGCTGCTGAATGGGAGTATGGCACCGGCCATATGTCGGACGGCACGACGCTTGTTCGCGATACGGTCATTCTGTCGTCCAATTCCAATACTGCGGTCAGCTTCACGGCTGGCACCAAGGATGTCGTCAACGACCTCCCGGCAGGGATACAGAACAATCTCGTCGCCCATATGGCGAGCACGTCCAACCCGCATAGCGTGACGAAATCGCAAGTAGGTCTCGGCAACGTCACCAACGACGCGCAACTGGCGCTCGCTGGCGGCACGATGACGGGTAACATCGGGTTTTCCTCGACGCAGACGGTTGATGGCCGTGACGTGTCGGCGGACGGCGCGAAGCTAGATGGCATCGAGGCTGCGGCCGACGTAACCGACGCCACGAACGTCGCGGCTGCTGGCGCTGTCATGGATGGGGATTTCTCCTCCGATGGCCTGATGGCCCGGACGGCGGCCGGGGTTTATGCCAGCCGGACGATCACCGGCACGGCGAACCAGATTGTCGTCACGAACGGCGATGGGGACGCGGGCAACCCGACGATAGCGGCTTCCATCGCATCGCAGGGCGAGGCAGAGGCCGGTTCCGATAACACGAAACTGATGACCGCGCTCCGGGTGGCGCAGGCGATCGCAGCACTGGCGGGCGGTGGCGGCAGCATCATCGCTGTCCAGTTCTTTACGTCGTCGACGACTTACAATCGTACGTCTGGCGCGACGAAGGCGCTTGTTCTGGTCCTCGGCAGCACGGGTGGCTCGGGTGGTATCAGCCGCGTCGGTTCGGGGACTGCTGTTGGCGGCTGGGGAGGGCCGACCAATCTGCGGATCGGAGTGTGTTCTCCGGCCGCAACAGAGACGGTCACGATCGGCGCTGGTGGATCGGCTGGAGCGGCCGGAAACAATGCGGGCGGCTCTGCCGGCAATACCTCGTTTGGTTCGCATATCGTGTGCGATGGCGGTGACGGCGGGGGTGGCGGCAACGGCAACACCGGCACAGCCGGCACGCGCGGGACGGCCGCCAACTCCGGCGGCGTCGACCTCTCATCTTTCGGCTTTTTGTCAGAGGTGGGCGGTGAAGGACCCCACTATCCGTGGTTCGGCCGGGGCATCGACACACCTTCGAGCAACGGCAACGGCACCTCGGGCACAGACTATGGCTTTGGGACCGTCCCTTCGGGGCCGAGAAACAGCAGCAACGCCACAACGGCCGGCGTTGCCGGCACGACCGGGTTCATCTTAGTGATCGAGTTTGCATGATGGCCCGGATCGCGATCATTGAGAACGGCATCGCCGTTAACGTCATCGAAGCCGCTCCCGGCTGGAAGCCGGACGGCGATAACCGCCTCTACGTGGAAACTGAACACGGCTGCATTGACGAGGCGTACGATCCGAAAACGGGGTTCGAGCGCGACCGCCTGCATCGGGAGAATCCCCCCGGTCCTGAGCCTGAGCCGGAACAGCCCAAGCCATCCATTGAAGATCAGCTTGCCGACATGCGCGCCGAAATCGAGACGCTGAAGTCCGCAATCACCAAGGGATAACAGCCCATGATCGGTGGCCCTATCGGTGGGTTCCCCATCGGGGGCGTCATTCCGACCGGCGCGGAAGTCTACCTTCAGGAACTCAACGCCACGCTGACAGCAACGTCATCGCTTCTCAAACAGGTAGGCAAATCCGCTTCAGCCACGCTCACCACAACCGCCTCATTCGGCGCAAAGGCTATCACCAAGGCGCTTTCCGCAACCCTCACCACGACGCGCACGCTCACCAAGGCGGTGACGCACACGTTTGCGACCGTCACGCGCACCCTGACCCCGACGCTGACCAAATCGGCTGGCAAGATACTGGCGACCACGGTTGTCACGTCCTGCACGCTGCTGATCGGGCTGGCGTTCTCCAAGACGCTGAATGCCACGCTCACCACATCGGCCACCATGAGCCGGGCAGTGTCAGCAATCCGCTCGGCTACCCTCACCACAACCGTGACACTCGCCAAGGCCGTTGCGCGCTCGCTCAGCGCCACGCTGGCCACGGCGGGCTCACTCACCAAGGCAGTCGGTAAAACGCTCTCAGCGGCGCTTGCAACCACTGCCAGCCTGACCATCATCAAGACGTTCGTGAAGGTGCTCGCCGCCACGCTAACGACCACGGCGACGATTTCACGTGCGATCGGCAAGCGCCTGTCAGCGACGCTCACCACGACCGCCACGATAGCCAAGGCGATTGCGAAAAACCTTTCCGCCACGGTTACGACTGTCGCGTCCCTGCTCAGTGAGTTCTTCCAGTTCTTCCGGCCGCGCTCGATCGGCTCAGGCATTCGGGGCGGTTTCGGCAAGGCATCGTTCGGGGCAGGCGGGGCATCGGCTTCGTTCCGCTCGGGCGCTGCTGACAGCGATATTCGAGCGGGGCACGGCTCCGGCTCTATCCGTGCCGGCAAGGCATCCAGCGAGGTTGACGACTGATGGCAAAGCGCATCGTCACGCGTGGAAACACGGTCTTCTTCACGTTCACGTTCTATGACGAGGACGGAGCCGTTGCGATTGTTGCGTCCGCTGACGTTCAACTCACCTATCCCGGCGGCACAGATTTCGTCACGGAAACGCTCGCCCTGCAATCCTCGGGCAATACCTGGATTGGCGAGTGGGATTCATCCAAGGCCCGGCCGGGTTGGCTTGAGTATCACGCGCACGGTTATGCGGCAGGCGGGATCAGCTACGGTGATGATGGCCGCTTGAGGCTGACCGGCAACCGCGCCAACCTCGATCACGACGCCTTGCCCACGTCGGCAACCGCTTCATCGTCCGCAGACGGTGCCTTGTCCGGGACTGACTACGGACAATGACAACGCTGCCCTTTCCGCTCCGCTCAAACCCGGCGCCGTTCCGGTTCATGGGCGAGGCGAGGTTGGTCAACATCTACCCCGAAGAACTCGGGCAGGAAAACCGCTCACCCGTCGCGCTGCTCTCCATTCCGGGACAAACGGCATTCTGGTCCGGTGCATCCGATACCTGCCGTGGGCTGATCTACGCTGCTGGATTGACAAGCGTGTACGCCCTGCACGGCCAGACGATGCACAAGGTGGCCGAAGCTGGAACCGCGTCTCCGCTAACCGGCATCATCGCCGGGACTGACGCAATCATCTCGGACGTTGGACCAGAGCGCTATCGTCAGGCGGAAGTGGAAATCACCTTCGGCTCGCCGGCCATCGTCAAGTGGCACAATCACCGTCTCGCGGCAGGCGACAAGGTTCGGTTCGCTTCAACCGGCGAACTGCCGACCGGCCTCTTCTCCGATATCGATTACTACGTCCGCACGACAAGCTTTACTGCCGACCAGTTCACGGTGCGCACCAATCCGGTTGCGGGCGGCAACGTCGATACGACCGGCACATCCTCCGGCACCATCACGGCAACCCTCAACCGCGCCACGCGGCAAGTCGCACTCGTGTCCGACGCTATCGCAACATGCATCGAAGACGATCATGTCATGCGGATCGAGATGCCCGAAGATGAAATCGTCACCTCGGTCACGACGCTGGCATCCCGCTTCATCTACTCCATGCAGTCGGGCCGTAACTACTTCTCAGATCTCAACGACGCCACCACGGTTGGCAGTCTCAACTACTTCACCGCTGAAAGCCGTCCTGACGGAATGGTCCGGGCCTTTGCTCATGGCGGGCAGCTCTACCTCTTCGGATACGAATCCACGGAAGTCTATGCGCCGGGTTCGGACGATGACGAACCGTTCGTTCCCCTCGGCGGCACGTTCATCTCAAAAGGTTGTGCCTCGAAGCACAGCGTGGCCTCGTTCGATAACGCGCCCCATTGGCTCGGCCATGACGGGATTGTCTATCGGGTCGCGGGCTACGAAGCACAGCGGGTGTCTACCCACGCGGTGGAACGTGCAATCAAATCGGTCACGGACAAGACCACGATCCGCGCCTATGTCGATACCGACGAGGGCCATTCGTTCTACGTCCTGACTTGTGACTCATGGACATGGGTATTCGACGCCGCAACGCGCGTCTGGCATGAGCGCATGTCCCGCAACCGTCCTGACTGGCGGGCATATCCTTACGTCGCGGCATGGGGAAAGCGTGTTGTCGGTGACAAGGCATCCGTTGCCCTTCGGTTGCTTGACGCAACCCATGATGAGGCCGGCGAGGCGATCCGCTGCGAACTGACGCTGCCCGACGTGCCGGGCCGCATGACGCATCATTCACTGGAAGTGGACGTGGCAACCGGGGTGGGGAATCCACAGACAACCGATCTGGGCCATGATCCGCAGTTGATGCTGGCGTGGTCCGATGACGGCGGCAGTACTTGGTCCAATGAACGGTCCCTCCCGATCGGTAAGCAGGGCCAGTACGGCACCACGGTTAAGTTCGGACGGCTCGGCACGGCGCGGACCATGCGCGGCCGCCGATACAGGATTGCCCATTCCGAAAAGACGGTGAAGGCGTTCAACCTCGCTGACCTGGTTGCGGAGCCGATCGGATGAGCGAACTGAAGATGCCGATTGGCGGTCTTCAGGACCCCAACGGCCAGTTCAACCGCGCCGGGACAACGCTCCTCTCCAAGATTGTTGAACGGGTGTCAGCGGAGCCCGCAAGCGATGCTGAAAAGCTTCTCGCCGGGGGCCGGGGTGCGGTCAGTGCGGATGCTGTCTGGGAAGCCATGGTGCCAGTGCCCACGACGGGCAGCGGTGACTTCCGGCCCGACATGACCAAGACCGTCGATTTTGTGCGGACCCTCTCCGGGCCGTCAACCGTGCTGTTTCCCGAACTCGGCATGGATGACGCCCTGCCGTATTTTTCCATTCTCGCGAAGCAGGACTCCATCGGCGGTTGGTCGCTTGATTGGGGCGCGGGGTTTCAGGGTGAACCGCCGGTCATTCTGACAGCCGCAAACGATCAGACGCTCGTCGGTGGGAAAGTCCTGACGCGCAATCCCGACACGTTCACGGCGTGGGCCGTGAAGGGCATGCAGGCTTGATCGACGCCGGCCCGGCTCTCTGGCTTCCGCCAAAGCCAGCCATCATCATTCAAAAAGAGGTTCCGGAAGTTCGCCTCAACGTCAACAACGAAGACGTGGGGCACAGTCTACCCAAGGACTATCTGGCTCTCCCCTCGGGGCTGCGCTGGACCGTCCCCACCCATGAAATCATCAAGGCTCTGCCCGAGCCGTACAGGCTGCTTTCCGACGATCTGATCCTCGCCATTCTGGGTGGCTGGCCCGGCCCGCTGATGGCCGGTGGGATCAAGACATCATGGCTGTTCACCGCGAACGGTACGCTCACCATACCGGGAGACTGGAACAAAGCCGACAACGCGATTCACGGCGTTGGCCGGGGTGGAAATGGAAGCATCGGCATCGAGTCCGATGTTTTCCCCGGAACGTACTACGCCGGGGCGGGCGGCGGTGGTGGCGCATGGGCGCTGATCCTCAACCGGATTTACGCCGTCGCGAACCAGCTTGCCGTCACGATTGCGATTTCCTCCGGTGACACGTCCGTCGGTTCCGATCTGGTTGCGAAGTCGGGCAGCAATGCCGGCGGGGTTAGTGGCGGTGCATCGAGCGGTGGGCAGGGCGGACAGGCATCAGCCTCTACCGGCGATCAGAAGAACGACGGCGGCAACGGCTTCGGTGTCTCGGGCCGGTCTACCGATCGTGAGGGCGGTGGTGCAGGTGGTGCAGGCGGGCCAAACGGGGCCGGTGCGCCGGGAAGTATTCCGACTGGCGGCGATGGCGATAACAGCCTCGGCGGCGATAGCGGCGACATCGGTATCAGGCCGGCCGGCGACGGTGTGGATGGTCCCTCGGGTGGATGGCGTCCGAACGACGTTGTGAACATTGGCTCAGGCGGTGGCGGTTCGGGCGGCGGCATTACGGCAGCGCTCAGGAACGGACAGCAGGGCGGCCGCTTCGGTGGTGGTGGCGGCGGCGGCGGGGCCGGCGTCAGCGGTGGCTTTCCGAATATCGGCTCTGCCGGTGCCGGATACCAGGGCGCCGTGCTCGCGATCAATAATCCTTCTCTCTAAGGAATACCGACATGGCATTTCCTCTGATCGGGGCCATCGCCTCTATCGGCTCAAGCCTTATTGGCGCTTACGCCTCGGGGCAGGCCGCAAAGGCACAGGCTGAATCGACGAAGTACGCCGCTGACCTTCAGCGGAAGACCTTCCAAGAATCGAGCCAGATGCTCAAGCCCCAGATCGACGCCGGCAATACCGCGCGTGGATATCAGCTGGGTGCTTTGGGCCTTCCCGGTGGCGCGAGTTACGATGAAGCCACATCGGCATTCCGCACCTCACCCGGTTATGACTTCGCGCTGAAGACCGGACAAAATCAGGTGCAGACCTCGGCCGCTGCCGGTGGTCGATTGTTCTCCGGCAAGACGCTGAAAGACCTGACCAACTACGGGCAGGGCATGGCCGACCAGCAGTTCGGCAACTGGTTCAATCGTGTCGGCGGCATTGCCGGATCGGGGAACGCCGCGACCAACAACCAGATCACCCTTGCGGGCAACAATGCCAGTTCGCTCGGTCAAATCGCGATGGAAGGCGGCAACAATCAGGCATCGTCCTACATCCGGGGTGCGAACGCACTGACGGGCGGCATCCAGAACATCGCGGACCAGTATCAGTATTACAATCCGCCGTCGTGGCTGAAGGGCGCGGCACAGGCCGGCAACTTCAACAACGGGTTTAACCCCCGCACGGCTTCGCAGGGGTTCATCACCTGATGGCAACCCTTCCCGAACTGATGAACTACGACGCAGGCCGAACGATCCAGTTCGGCGAAGCCGGCCAGAAGCGCAAGACGCTTGCCGAGATCGGCGGCTTTGCGTCTCAGGGCGATTTCAAGGGCGCACAGGCCGCTGCCTTTGCCGGTGGCGAAACCGAGATGGGCCTGCACATCAAGGGCATGAACGATCAGGATCAGCAGCGCCTTGTCGGTCAGGCAGCGTCATGGGCGTATCAGGCAAACGATCCGCAGAAATGGGAACAGGGCCGCAAACAGTGGTTGGACATGGGCTACGACATAGGCCCGTTCCAGTCGCGTGAGGCGTTGATTTCGCAGGCCACGACGATCCAGGATCGGATGAGTCAGGCGAATGCAGATCGGACGTACAATCTGGCTGCATCGAAGGACGCACGCGAAGCGTCGGCGAGCGCGGGCGGCGTGTTCGGTGGCAACAGCGTTGAAGCGCAATCGCTCAACTATCTTATCCAGCAGGGCAAGATTTCCCCGGAGCAAGCCGCCCAGCTTGGCGCGGGTAAAACCGTAACCGGGCCCGGCGGCGAGGTCATCTTCATGACGCCACAGGGCGTGTTTGGTGGTGGCGGGCAGCAGTCTGGCCAGCCGGGAGCGCCTCCCGGTGGGGCGCCGCCCCAGCAGTCCGGCATGATTCCGATCACGCAGCCGAAGATGACGGAAGGGCAGAGCAACGCCGCGCTCTACGCTGACCGCATGCGCTCATCGAACAGCACCATTGGTGAACACCCCACGGCAGGAACAAATCTCTATGACCGGACGGTGAGCAATGCGCCATTCGGTCTCGGCAATTACGCGGTTTCGGATGAATACCGGGCGACCGAACAGGCTGAACGCGATTTCATCAATGCAACGCTGCGGCGTGAATCCGGGGCAGTGATCAGCCCGCAGGAATTTGACAACGCGCGCAAGCAGTATTTTCCGCAGCCCGGCGATGACCCCAATACGCTGTCCCAGAAAGAGCGCAACCGGCAGATGGCTATTGACGGCATTTCGCGGGCGGCCGGTGCAGCGTACCAGCCCAAGGGCGGCGGTCAGCCCGTCACTATCAACGGCTATACGATTGAACAGGTGGACTAGTGCCCACGTTCCAGATCACCGGCCCTGACGGGCGCAAGTTCCGCGTTTCCGGCGAGAATGCCGAGGGCGCGCTTGCGGCTGTCCAGCAGATGGCACCGCAGCAGCCTTCGCAGTTCGATACGGCATTTGACGCCGGATCGGATCGGGCGGCCCTTGCCCCGCAGATTGCGCCGGCGGCACAACGCGCCGATCCTCGCAACAGCTTTATGGGCAAGGTCGATACGGTCATGCGCGGCGCTGCTGACATGGCATCGTTCGGCTTTGCGGACGAGATTGCGGCTGGGGCGGATGCCTTCGCGCAACCGCTACTCGGAACAGGTGCGCCCGGCGCATCGTTTGGCGAGCGCTACGAACAGAACGTTGCACAGCAGCGCGCCACGGATGCTTCCGACGAACAGAATCGGTTCGGCTATCGGCTCGGTGGACAGGTGGCGGGGGCACTGCCTGCCGCTGCTATCCCGGCGGGGGCTATCACCGGCGGGGCAGGGCTTGCTACCAAGGTTGGCGTGGGCATGCTGTCGGGCGCGGCTCAGGGTGCCGCATACGGGGCCGGCAGCGCGAACGATGGCGACCGCTTGCAAGGTGCTCAACAGGGCGCGATTGCTGGCGGGATAATAGGCGGTGCCGTCCCGGTAGTGGGCAACGCAGTTGGCAAAGTTATCGGCGGTCGCGCCGGTCGCGCCGCCGTCCCGAGTGTGGACCAGTTGAAGGCGTCGTCTCAGGCGCTCTACGACGCTGCCGAACAGCAAGGCGTGCGCATTGCGCCGCAGAGCTTTCAGAACGCCGTAAACCGCATTTCGCACGAGATGCGGGGCAAGGGCGTCGATCCGCAGATCACGCCAGGATCATGGCGCGCGCTTGAGCGCCTTGAGCAAGCCGTTAGCGGTCAACTCGACATTCGCGAGGTGGACACGCTCCGCAAGGTGCTGCGTGCGGCAGCGTCATCGCCCAACAGCGCCGACAGTGGCATGGCGAAGCAGATGATCGCCCGCATCGATAACTACATGTCGAATCTCACCCCCGCCGACGTAACCGCCGGCAACGCACAGACCGCGGTTAAGATGATAACTGGGGCGCGTTCACTCTGGTCGCGGAAGGCCAAGGGCGACATTATCGAAGAGGCTATGACGCGCGCGGGGAACGCGGCAACCGGCCTTGAGAACGGACTCCGCAATGAGTTCCGTTCGCTCCTGAAATCGTCGAAGCACAACTGGACGCCGGAAGAACGCGCTGCTTTGCGGCGCGTCGTGAATGGCGGCCTTGGAGCAAACGCGCTCCGCTTCCTTGGCACGTTCGGGTACTCGCCCGATCAGGCGCGCTCCTTCCTCGGAACGGTCATCGGTGGCAGCGTCGGCGCTGCGGCGGGCGGGCCGGTTGGAATGGTGGCCCTCCCGGCCGTTGGCACGGGCGCACGCATCGCCGCCCGCGAACTCGCCAAGTCTCGGGCTGCTCAAGCATCGGCGGTGGTCCGCAACGGAGGACAAGCGCCATTCAGCCCGCAAGCGGCACGCGCGGCCGAAGCGCCGGTTACGGGAACGCTCGACGCGCTCGGGCGTGGGGCCGGTGTCCCTTGGTTCTTGGACATGGCATCAGGCGGACGACGCCAACCGCTGGAAATCACCGTCACCAAAGGGACGGCGCGGAATTAAAGGTTTTCGCTGCGGGCCATGCGCTCGCCGACAATCAGGCCAAGCGCTCCGCAGACGATACCCGTAGCGACATAGCCAAGCGCCCAACTCGGTAGCCAGTCGTAAGCGAGGGATTTGGCGAACCAGATCACGACCGCCATGCAGCCGGCGAAAAGCACGACAGCCAGCAGTTTGTAACGAAACGGCCACGCCGAGGGGAGTTGATCCATTCGGCAGACTCATACCGCCACCCACTAGAAATGCCAACAGGAGACTAAGCCGATGGCATCTGCATCTACACATTCCGTCCTGATTGAAGCCGCACCAATGCCGGATGCTGTAAAACGGCGGATAGTTGCTCATCTACGGCCGCCTCTATTTCAGCGGATATATGGTCGGATAATGCAGGGTCTTCGCCGTAAGTCTCCGCGCTAAGTGTCTCCCTGACATTGCCACGCATTGCAGCCAGCGTGCCGACAGGATCAGGGTCACGCAGCACATGCGCGACCAACAGATGCCGAAGTAGGTACTGGATTGCCTGCTGACGAGCCACCGCCTCGATAGCCATCTTGTCCATGCGCCCCTCCCAAGGTTGAGGCGCAGCCCACCACACCTTCCACGTCATGCCAACAGGCCGTCCTCCGGGGCGGCCTTTTTCATTGGATAACCGCCGATGTCAGCACTGTTCCAATACCCCAAGGCCGTCCCGCTCAACACCGACGGGATCATCATCCCCGGTGCGCGGCTTTATTTCTACGACGCCGGCACGACCAACGCGCAAACCGTGTACCAGAATGCCGGGCTGTCCGTTGCCCATGCACAGCCGGTAGAGGCAGACAGCGCCGGGATGTTCCCGCTGATCTACCTGACGACCGGCACGTTCAAGATCATCCTGAAGACCGCCGCCGATGTCACACTCGACACGGCCGATTATCTCGATAGCGGGCTTCCGGCGGGTTCTGGCGTGCTTCCCGTCGCCAGTGGCGGCACAGGCGCCAGTGACGCGGCGGCGGCCCGTACAGCCCTTGGCGCGGCGTCTGCGTCGGCACTGTCAGCGCTCTCCGCCAGCCTCGGGCTTCTCGCCGTCAAGAGCACCATCGATCGTACCACGGACCTCGCCGCAGGCTTTGGTGATATCACCCTGCAGCGTGTGCTGGTCGATTCCACTACATCAGTTGTGACCTGTTCCGGCGCGATCCCGAACGACAACACCATCCCGCAGGTGGGTGAGGGGACGCAGGTTCTCTCCGGCAACTTCACGCCGAAATCAGCGTCGTCCATCCTGTTCGTTGAGGCACAAGTCCGGGGCGGTGCGGGCGCCGCATCAATCCCGGTTTCAGCGCTGTTCACAGGGGCCAGCGTCTCGGCAATCCATGCAACCCGATGCCAGGTATCGGCACAGCACATGGGCGCGACACTCGATTTCGTGCACCGCATGGCATCGCCCGGAACGAACCAGATCACGTTCTCAGTTCGAGCAGGTCCGAATACCGGATCGTTCTACGTCAACGGCGATGGCTCGGGCACTGCCTACCTCGGCGGCGTGATGAAAGCCCACCTCATCATCACTGAAATCCTGACCGTCTAATCCCCGGAGAATACCAGAATGGCCGCCAACGGTTTTAACGCCGCCTATGAGCGCGTCCGCGTCTATGAAGGCGGTGATGTGGATTCGCCAGCCGATCCTGGGGGGCGCACCTCGCGGGGCGTTACGCAGCGGGTCTACGACGCATGGCGCTTGTCAAACGGCAAGCCGAAGCGCGACGTGTACCTCGCGACGGATGTGGAAGTGAAGGCCATTTTTCGCCAGCAGTATTGGGCCGCCATTCGCGGCGACGATCTGCCGCCCGGCGTTGACATGGTGGTCTTCGACGGCGCGGTCAACTCGGGGCCGAAGCAGTCCATCAAATGGCTTCAGCGGGCGCTCGGCATCACGGCGGATGGCTCTCTCGGCCTTGTCACCATGCAGGCGGTTGCCGCCGACCGTGACAATGACAAGCTGATCGGTCGCATATCAGAGCGCCGCATGGGCTTCCTGAAGTCGCTCAAGACCTGGAAGCATTTCGGCAAGGGCTGGTCGTCGCGCGTCGCCAACGTCACAAAGGCCGCGCAGGCAATTGCCTCTGGCACCATCGGGCCAAGGCCTATTCCGGTAGCCGATGAAGGCGGCTCTATGAAGGCGATGGAAGCCGATATTTCCAAGCCGATGATTTCGGTTGGCGTCGGTACGTCCGTGGCAAGCGGTGGCGTCGGCCTTGAGGCTATCAACTCGACGGTTCAGACAGTTGCAGGACAGGTGCAGGCGGTGTCCGACGTATCGAACGTGCTGCGCTTCCTGTTCGTCGGGCTGACGATTGTTGGCATCGGGTTGACAGCCTACGCGGCCTATCGGGCATTCAATGGCCGCAAGGCCCAGCGTGGCGACGTTGAGGCGGCTGTGCCGGACGACGCATGATCGGCTTCCTGCTGTCCAATACCATTGGCAAATGGCTGATGGGTGGACTGGTCGGCATTGCCATCGCCGGTTATCCGGCATGCTTCCTGTACGGCAAGCTTTCCGAGCGCGGCGAATGGAAATCGCGTCTCGCCGCTGAACGTGCCGAATGGATTGCCAAGGCTGTTTTGGCCGAGACGGTGCAGGGCATGCAACGCGCGTCCGACTCTCAGGCGCTCTCCGAATACGAATCCCAGATCAAGGAATTGCAGCATGCGCTTAAGGACGCTGACCGTATCTGCTTTGACGGGCCTGATGCTGACCGGGTGCGCGACCTATGGAAAGCCAAGCCTCCCAAAGCTCAGCGCTGAATATGCCGTGTGCTTCGCGGACACTGTACCAACACCGACGCCCGGAACACTCAGCCAGGCTAAGGTGTTTGCCATCATAGCCGCGTTGAAGAAAAGCGAGATGGCCAAATCACAATGCGGCCAGCGGCTGATAGCGTTCTACGAGGGGCTGGCGAAATGAGGCGCTACATCACGCGGCCCAAGGGCTGGGAAGGTGACTGGTCGAACTATCCCGGCCCCGCCCCGCTGACTATCACGGTTTGGGAACGCGAGAACGGGCCACAGAAAACCGGGCTACTCGATAGTCTGGGAGAGCCGCTCTACGCGATTGATGAGCCTGAGCCAATCGGCTTCAACCACTGGAGTCGGAAATGACCGCGATCCCGGAAGAACAGAAACACTGGTCCGTGGACAAGCGCGTCCCGATTGCGCTGATCTTCACCATCGTCATTCAGAGCGCCGGTATTATCTGGTGGGCGTCTGAGCTTTCATCGCGTGTCACCTCGCTTGAGGAATACCGGACCACGACAGTGACATTCGACAGCCGCATTGTGCGGCTCGAAACGAACGCCGAGAATATCCGGCAAACGCTGCAACTGATCAGCGACAAGCTGGACCGGCTCATCGAGAGGCGGCAGTAGGTTCCTGCCGATGTCTCTGGCAGGTGAAGTAGCTGGCGAGGCGGGGCGCTACTCCCGCTGGACACAGGCAGCTCGTCGCGCCGTGTCCGCGTCCAATTTCGCTGCGTAGCCTTCCGCGATTACGTCGTCGAGATGACGGGTTCCAAGAAGGTCGCAATGGAGCGATGCGTTTCTGCTTTCAACGCCGCTCGCCAGCCCGCTGAATCTACTCCCCGCCGACTCCGGCATCAAGCGGTGAAGGTGCGCTGGCTTTGTCCCGTGCTGGCAGGCGATCAACCCTGCTGCGCGCGTATTTGTCCAGCGCTCTCGACCGGGACGAGGCGTGCCTAATTTGGCATCGCCGAAGTTATCCGACCATGCCCAGATTCTAATGCGTCCCGACTCCGGCATCAAGCGTAGCGGGCAAGTCTTCGAGAATTTCTAACGGTTCCCCCAACCCAAGGACATTTCCCATGCGCTTCATCCAAGCCGCTGTGGCGGCAGTGCTGTGCCTGTTTGCGGGTGCGGCTTTCGCAGAAATGCCGAAAGACCTTCTCCAGCTTCAGGTGCAAGTGCTGACGCCGACGGTTCGGATCGGAAACGCATGCTCCGGCCAACTCGTCTATTCCAAGCGTGACGAGAAATCCGGTGATGTCCGCACCCTTGTCCTCACCGCTGCACACTGCACGCCCGAGGGCGGCAAATCCCTCTATAGCATCATCATCCCGGTCTATGATGCAAAGAACCGCTTGGTGCTGGAAAAGACCTATCCGGCGAAGTTCGTCGCGAAGGCGTTCAAAGCCGATGCGGCGCTTCTCGAATTGAAGGACAAGGGCACCTGGTTCGACGGCTTGGCCCGGATTGCTCCGGCCGATACGCAGCTGTTTCAGGGCGAAGCAATCATTGCCGCAGGCTACCCGAAGGCGCTCGAACTGACAGTGACCACGGGGCTTCTCGGGCCTCTGGTTGAAACCAACGAACTCGACGGCGAGCTCCGGGAATACTATCGCGGCACGCCCAATCTTGCCGGAGGTTCATCCGGTGGCGGATTGTATCACAAGAACGCTTCCGGCGATTGGGAACTAATCGGGATTTCCTGTGCGACGTTCCCCACGGCGTTCTTCATGTCGCTGTTTCTCCCGATTGAGAACATCCACGCCTTCCTGAGAACCGCCGCGCCCGAAGTGGTGAAGGCTGCGACGCCATCCGCCAGCAAGTAATGCGCGACATGGCCTATACGGCGTTCGCCATGCTCATCGGATCAGCGATCATTGTAGGCGGTGCATCCGCCTATCTGATCGGACATTTCATGCTACCGGCAGGGTGATGGATGGGCACACCGCGACTGACCCGCGAGGAGGCGCAACCCGCAGCGGATGCATACCGCGCAAGCGGATGGAACCAGAGCGCCGCCGCACTTAGCTTGGGAATATGCCGGTCAACCCTCCAGAACCAGCTTCGCGCCGCCACTGAATTCGGGATGCTGCTGGATTGTCCAGCCGCCATGCCGGGCTTCCGCGTCAAGCGCGTATCCAGTGGACCGAAGGGCATCTATGTCACGCAAGGTCCCGAGCCGGGCGAACCGTTCCAGATTCGCGAAGGCCATGTCGTCAAGGGCGTCTCGGCATTCGTCGATCCCGATGGTAATATCCGGGGCCAGTGGATCAAGACCCGTGAAGGGATACTCGACCCGCTTGCCGTGGCTGACAGGCTCAAGGAAGCGTTCGAGGGCTACAAACCCGCAGCCAAGCCAAAACGCCCGCCAGCGCGCCCCGCAGAGTCCCTGCTGACGGTCGTTCCCTGTGCAGACTGGCATATCGGAATGTTCGCGTGGCAGAAAGAGGCCAGCGAAAACTGGGACCTGAAAATCGCCGAGGAAAAGATCGGTGATGGCATTGCGGATACGGTAGCGCGATCACCATCGTGCGCCGTCGCTGTCATGCTGGGTGGCGGCGACCTTCTCCATTCCGACAACAAGACGAACCGGACCAATGCCTCGGGTGCGCCCCTTGATGTGGATGGCCGCTGGCCCAAATTGCTGGAGACGGCATGTCGCCTCAAGGTCCGGGCGATCGATGCAGCGCTTGAGCGGCATGACAGGGTGGAAGTCCGCGAGCTTCCCGGCAACCACGATGAGCATTCCGCCGTTGCCGTAGCGTACTTCCTGAAAGCCTGGTACCGCAACGAACCCCGCGTCATGGTCGATACCGACCCGTCATTGTTCTGGTGGCGGCGCTTCGGCAAGGTGATGCTGGGAGCAACCCACGGGCACACGGTCAAGATCGGGCAGATGCCGCAGATCATGGCCCACCGCCGGGCCGAGGACTGGGGACAAACCCGGTTCCGCTACATCCACGGATTCCATTTGCACCACCTCGCCAAGACAATGAGCGAGGGCGGCGGCTGCATCACGGAAATCCATCAGGCACCGATTCCACAGGATGCGTGGCACTTCGGCTCCGGCTTTCTGTCGGGTCGTTCGATGCAGAGCATTACTTACCATCATGATTTAGGCGAGGTCAGCCGCGTGCGCGTGGCGATACTCGACGCTTGACCCCGCTGACCGGCGTGCCGGCAGCCCCGGGCGGCCTAAGTGCCGCCCGACACTCTACCCCGCCGCGTCGATACGTCGTCCGGCACACCGCGCCTCTCGGGGCGCGGACCCTTTCACATCGGAGTCATTCCCCCATGAGCGAAGACTTCGACATTCCCGATTACGTCATTGGATCAGTTGCGGAGAAACCGAAATGGACGGCGCCGAAGAAGCGGGGTGTTTCAACACGGAAGCGGAAATCGATGAGGAAGTGTTGAAACTTCAGGACGCGGTTGTCGCGCTTGAGGACAGGGTGGCAATCCTGCGCAGCAATGTATCGTGGGGCTATGTCAGGGCAGGGAATGCGTATGCAAAACCGCCTCTGGTAAAGCCGAAGACCGAGGCGCTGGTGCCATGAGTGATTTCCTCACCGGCCAGATCACCATCGAACGACGCGCAAAACAGGACGTGCTTGTCATCGGGAATATGGTTCGCGTCCTGACGCATGAGGAACTGCTGCGCATCCTCGGGCAGGGCCATGAACGGTTGGCGGGCTACGTGATGACGCTGCGTGAGACGATCGAGGATGAAGTGTGGGCCAAGATCGATCGGCGCAAGGTATTATAGGCTGCGTACAATAAGACGGTGCGGGGCGGTTCTTATTATAGTTTCGCGTCGGGGTTCGCTACCACAGGCCCACACCCCGCCCCAAGGCGTAGAGCGTGAAGATCACGATCCCCACAGACAAGATGTACGGGGCGCGGCGGAACATGGGTTAGGCCGCTTCCAGCAATTCTCTAACGTTCACGTCGCGATGGACGTAATAAGCGCCGCGCAGCGAAAATAGAGCCAGCGTCTTGCCATCGAACATAGCGCCGCCAAACCGCGTCGGGTCTACATCGGCTGCCCACATGAGCGCGGCGTATTCCTTCCAAGACACCTCGGTGTAATCCGACATGTTTGGGCGCGCCATCTCACTGCTCCTCGCCTAGTGCGGCGTCAATCATGGCGGTGAACGCAGCGCGCATATGCCCTGAGCGCATGTACGTATAGGTATTGTGGGACTCGCCATCAGGCCCGCTATCCCAGTCGCTTTCGGTGTATTCTTCCAGAGCATCCTCGCCGGCCGAAATCATATTCATGCCCGGCTCGCGCATCGCCTCTATGGCGGCTCTGGCGTCAGCAAAGTACGCATGGCGGTGTGACAGCGGCTGCGCCCTGAACGGCTTTGCGCCGGCTCCATTGCGCTTCACGTAAATCGCGGCGGCCACTCTCTCAATCATCTCAGTCATGGGGCCTCAGGGGTGGGGGTTAGTGCGCAGAGCGCTTCTTGATGGCCTCTGCCCGCAAGCGTGCAAAGTGCCATCGCCATGTCGGTGTTCATCTGCACCTTCGGCCAGTTCATGTTGCGCGCCATGTCAGCAAGGCCGATGACCTCGCCCAGCCCGCCGGTCAGCAGGTAGCGCATCGCGTCCTCTTCGTCGTACTCGGGGTTTGCTCTAGTCTCACTCATCATCTGCCTCCGTTAGTAGGGGGAACGGTGCGGGTACGGGCCAACGATTGGCCAACGATACGTGTGAACACGTACAGAACATTCATTGGAAAACCGGTGGTGTTTGTGGCGGTTTTCTGCGAGTTTTTCGGCAGACCGACTCGCTCATAACGATCTGGTTCCAGGTTCGAGTCCTGGTGGGCCCACCAAGCTTCTCCTTCATTTTCTCTTTCGCCGCTTCGTGCCGGGCCAACGATTGGGCCAACGATACGACGCGACCATACCCCAAAGCCTCCGCCGCCTGAATCTGGAAATCCGGATGGTGGTGGCCGTACACATCGCGCAGCGTCTTCTCGCTCATGCCGAGAAAGCCGGCCGCTTCCCATACCGGTGTGCCCTGTTGCATCAGCCACGTTGCTGCCGTGTGGCGGAACGTGTGCGGCATGACCTTGCCGTCCTCGCCGTCGATCGCGGCAACCTCGAGCACGCGCCGGAAGCCCGTCTTGATGCTCTTGACCGGCTTCCCCCTGAACTCCACGAAATGCCCCATGCCGGGCTCCAGGCGCGCCCAGCGCCGCAGATGTGCCAGCAGGCGGTTCGGCAGCCTCACGGGCGGCTGGCGCTTGTTGGTGACTGCCTTCCCGATGGCCAGCCGGTGGAATACCCCGGCATCGAGATCCACGTACGAGCGCCCCTCCATGCGGTTTGGCGACGCCGTGCTGACGGCGCCGGCCCTCGTGCCGGTGTAGAGCGCAATCAGGATGAAGCGTGCGATATGCTTCAGCGGGCGCTTTGCCGTCTCGACCTGAATGCCCTTCATCGCGCCGCGGTGGATGGTTTGCACCTCGCGGTGGCGCCAGCACGCCCATATCATGCGGGCGGCCTCCTCCCGCGTCAGCCAGCGGTCGCGCGAGGCTCCCTTGGCCGGCAGTGTCACCTTGACAATCTCGCGGTGGAAGCCCTGCTTCTCGTGGTGGTTGATTGCCGCCCGGAGGTCTTCCAGTTCACGCCGCGCCGACGCTGAAGCACCCCGTTCGGATTCGTACGCCCGGCAGGTTTCGGCGCTCACGTCGCCAAGGGTGCGCGCGCCCCAGAATGCGCCAAGGCGACGAATGCGCGCTGCAAACTTCTTCGGGTCGCTGTTCTTCGCGCCTATGTCGTTGACGTAGATCATCAGCACATCGGCCACGGCTATTGCATCGACCGCGCGGACTTTGCGCTGCGGCTGGTATTTGCGCGTGATATAGTCGGCGAGGAATTGCTGAGCCGGTCCAGCGTCGCGTTCAGGGCATCCAGTGGCGATATGCTTCCCGCCGTCGAGGATGACCCACATGGCGCTTCGCTGGTGTCGGGAAGGGCGGAGCCAGAGTCTCGGGGGTTTGTGTCTACGCGGCATTTTGCACGCATCTCCGCTAAGGCTTTCCGGGTGACGAAGTCCGCGCGCCCGATCCGCTCGATTGCGAGGCGACCGCGACGATGCTCCGCCCGGAGGGTGGCAGGCTTGATGCGGCCACCGAAAACGGTGTTGCAAGCCTCCGCCAGCGTCATCGGCTCGTCGTCCACAGGTTCCACAGGCAGCTGATCGCCCGCCATCCTCAGTCCCCCGTGTTGGCGAGTTCGATCGGATCAGCAGGCAATGCATCGTAGCAATCGTCGCATAGGACGTGCATGCTCGGCTTGAACACGTCGCGAAAGAGACGAGGCTCATTGTGGCGCCTAAACGGGAGTGTTTCCCCGCAGCGCCCACAGCAGACAAGCTGCTTAATCGAGCCAAGGAAGCCGGGCTCGCGTATCGCCCAGAGTTCGGTGCTTTCGCCTTCAGGCGTCAGCCGATGTTTTACCGGTGGCTTCATCTCAGTCCCCCGTGTTGGGAGGGGTGGGGGCCGCAATCTCGCTGACTCGGTAAGAGCGGCAGAGCCTTTCATCGCGATCGCGCCCGGACGCTGCTTTCCAGCAAGCCGTGTAGTCATCAGTGCTGGCGAGGGCCTCGTCCCCATCCTTCAGCCATGCGCCGCAGTTTTCGCATGTGCGGAACGTGTCATCGAGTTCGAGCAAGCCGAGTAGTTCAAGATAATCCGCCCGAGAAATTGTTACGAGCGGACCTGATTCATCCGGCGAGTGGCAGCGCTCCGGCCCCATCTACTTCCCCTCGTGCGGGAGATCGGGAGGGGTGACTAGGGCGGAGCGAATGCGGGATTCGAAGTCGGCTTGGGCGGCCGCTTTGGCTTCATCGTAAGTGGCAAGCGGGTCGCTCCATGAGCCCATGTCGCTGGCCCATCGGTATATCGAGCCGTAGTGCGCAATGGTGTACGTCGCCAAGTTGCTGCCATCGGTGTGAACCCGCCTGCCGAGCCGACAGGTCGCAGGCCACTCCAGCGGCTTCACGTCCGTCCTCCAGCCGGGGAAGCTGCGGAGGGCGGTGGCGTGCTCTCGCAGGTGATGCGCAGCCTGCTCAACGTCATCTTGATCTGGCGCGTCAGCAATTTCACACGCATCCAGAAAGGCGGCGGCGATGCGTTCGCATTCCTCGGCGCGGTAGAGCCGCTGCGCCGTGCTGTCCCAGCCGATTTCCCGCGCCACTTGTTCTGCCTTGTCGGTCATGCCGCCCTCTTCGCTGATGTGGCGTGTTCGATCGCGGCTCTGCCGATGAATTCGCTATAGGCCGGCGGGATGGCTTCGTTCAGTTCTTCCTTCGTCATCCAGTCAATGCCCATCGCGGACGCCGCGTTGGCCTTGGAGCAGTTTCCTCCTCCGGTGACTTGGACGAACGATGTGTCCTGATCGAGCTTTCCATAGTGAGCCTTTCGCTTGTCCATCGTGAAGACCAGCGGATGTCTGCCGTGTGCGGGAGCCGTGAACGGGAATGACGCCTCAAACAAGCGGTGCCGTAGAACGCGAAGACCAGGGAACATCGTTCCGCACAACATGACGGTATTTAACAGTGGAGCGCCCTCCACGTTCTCGATGACGTACGGCGCACCGGAAATGCCCAGTCGCCGCCGGATAGGCTCGATGAGGTCAGGCCATGCATCGGCATTGCCATTTCGCCGGGCGAGGTCGCTGAACCGCTGACACGGCGGTGAAGCCCATATGAAATCGTATCCGGACAGGTCGAATGTCAGCGCATCGGCCTGATGAAAAGCGTCGCCGCAGTACCGCGGCTGCGGCCGGATATCGACGCCCGTTACATGGAACCCCGCTCGTTGTAGACCTTTAGTGGCCCCGCCCGCGCAACAGAACAGGTCGAGCGCGCGTGGCTTTGTCGCCTTTCCGCGAATGTGTTCCGCGACGATCTCACGCGCTACTTCCAGCGCCGCTCTGATATCAACCATTGGGGTTCTCCGTTAGGGCGGTGCGGGCACGTTTAATGCTTGCCCGATAATCGGTCAGCATCTGGTCGAACATCCTGTTTGACGGAGCAGCGGTCTTTGGGGAGCGCTCCAATAACGACACGGCTGCGACTAACGATGCCAGAGTGTCCAGCAACGCCTCCCGCGCCTTCGCCAGTGCGGCTTCTGCGGTTTCAGCGCGGGTGAGGTATTCGCCGCGTACAGTGATGTGGTCGCCGGTGCTCGCGATGAGCGCGTCCCGTTCCCGTACAAGGGACTCGATGGCGGTGGCGACATCGCCGTCAAGCAGGGCGTCGTGACCGGCGTAGTAGCCATAATTGCCGCCAAGCTTGGCGAAAGCCAAAGCCCTCCCGTGCAATCGCTTCACCAGTTCCCCGTACTCTCCGGGGCCGGTCATGTCGCTTCACCGTCAATGCGGGTGAGGTCGGAGAGGGGGACGTGGCTACCATTCTCACTCAGCGCGCGTTCGCCACCGCCGTAACGTAACGCCGCGCGCGTTCCATCCGTCGCGGCGATCTCGAAATGCACGGCGCCGCCGCGCCACCGCACCCGATCCCCAACCTCTAAAGGCCGGGGAAGGATCGTGGCTTTGGCGAGGGCTTTCGGCTCAATCCAAAAGTTGTCGCCGCTCTGCCCATCTACGTTGATGAACGCGCCGCCGGTCGCCTGTTCGAAATGCGTCACCGTCCCGGTAAGCTGTATCCGGTCGCCTTTCTTGACTTGCATCACGCCGCCTCATTCTTGGAAAGCCAGCGGAACGCGGCCTTCTGAGCCGCTGTTCGACTGCGGGCGGGGCACCGCTGGTCCATTGCCTCCGCAAGCCGTCGGATCAGTTTTGCTGTGGTTGCAATGCGCTTGTCGCAATGCTCCGCCATCGCCCGAGCGGCGGAATCCGCGATGCGGGCTTGCTCGCGCCACTCCATGTCGCGAAGGAACTTCTTCATGGGGTCTGCCATCACGCCGCCTCGCTCTGTTCGGGATTGTCGCCACGCGCTGCTGCCGATAGCTTCTTCGCCATGCGCTGGTCGTCTTCGCTCCACTCGACACAGGCGAGGCGCGGCATTCCGCAAACCCGCTTGGTGAAAGCTGTCATCTCGGCAACCGACTGACGCACGGCGGTAATCTCGTCGTTCGCCATGGCGATGAGTGTTTCAAGCTGGGCGATGCGATTGTCGGCCGCCTGCTTCCAGCCATCGCGAAGGAAGTGCGTCGCGTTGTGAAACGGCTGCGGATCGTCGGTTAAGCTGATAAGATTTGCCGTCATCGAGAATGGCCTCCTCGGGTTTATTGCTGCCGCCACGCAGCGGGTTTGTGTAAAGGTGTGGATGCTCGTCTCTGGGGCCGCGCCGGGCGAAATCCCTGTCCGCGCATCTTCGGTCGCTCGGGTTCATCGCGTTGCCAGCCGCGTGTGATGTGCGTGTCGCGTTTTGCGCGTGCAGCTGCGTCAGTCGCGTCCTTCGCCGCCTTGCATTTCACATGAGCGGGCTTGCGGTTTGCATCGTCATCAGCGCCGCCTAGAATGAGCGCGTCGGGATGCTCGATGAAATATTTGTCGGTCGCCGCGTTGATCTTCACGCCGCACAAACAGCAGATTCCGCCATGCAGCAGGAACAGCTTCGCTGCCTTGCGCTTGTCGATCTTGGTGCGCTTTGTGGGGGCGATGTAGGTGAGCGCGGTCATACGCTGGCCTGTTTTTCGAGGCGGCCGCACTTCTCACACTTCATCACATAGTGGTAGCCATTTGGCTTGGAAGTGTCGGGCGTTGATATGAAACGCCACTCAAGCTGCTGAAACAGCGCCCATTTGTGTTCGCAGCCGCCAAAGAGCCAACGCCAGAGTTTCGCAATCACGCTGCTTTCCCCTCTGTGCTGGCGAGGGCTTGCGACGTGACGCCGATCAGCCCGGCGATGTAGTCGAGAACTGCATCCTTGCTCTTCTGGAAATCCTCCCGGCCCATGGCGCGATAGGATTGTGACTTCGCGGTGAACCGTGTGACGGTCGTGCCCTGTACCGTGACCACGGCGAATTCATCAATCGGCCGCATGAATTGCGCCACGCGAAGCGCTTCCGCTTTCGATGAGCAAACCAGGGTGTGACTGTCGCTGTACCCGGTGCGGATCAGGGCGAACTTCCGAAGATGCTCGGCACTCGGAAACCGCTCGGCATGTTCCTCCGGCAGGTTCATCCAGCCATCGTTTACCGATGCGAAATAATGCGCGTGGCTGGCGCTGGACCGCTCCAGATGCTCGATGAGCGTGTAGGTATCCCCGACCATATAGCGGGCGTTCACGGCGTTGTGGAAGCGTGGGAGGGCACGCATTACCTCGCCATCCCATTGCCATATGATCGGGGAATTCTGCATGGCGTTAGCGCCAGCTCATCTCGAAAGGAATTTCGTCATCCAGCGGAGCTGCACCGCCGCCGCCGTTCGCGTCAGCCATTGCCCGGTCACGCGCATTCGGTGCGATAGCAGTGTCACCGCGCGCCACAGCGGGCTTGCGTGGCGCAATGCGGACGCGCACCGCCTCCACGCTGCGGCCCTGAAAATCCACCATCGCGGGGAACAGCTCTACTTCCGCGCCTTCCCAGTCATCGGTGTTGGGGCCGAACAGGGTTGAGATGGTGTTGGCGTTAGTGCGGTTGAGAACGAGGCCCTTCTCCTTGCCGTTGAAGTAAAGGATGGGCTTCTGTTCCTGCCCAACGGTTTCCATGAGCACGTTGCGGATCGTGACGCGGGCCGAGCGGCCCAAGAGGTCGGACGCCTTGATGTAAGTCGATGGAAATGCGGATTCGATGTTCATGTGAGTGGGGTCCTTTATCTGCTGCGAATTGCGATTGAGGTTCCGCCATTACCGAGAACAGCCCCAGGCACTTCATCCCCGCGTCCGAGGGCTTCTCGGATGGCGTTCTTGTCCGGAACGCGGGTAATCTTCACGTAGGCATCGGGCAACACCGTCTCGTCGGTGACTTCCACCTTCGGAGGCACGCTGCGAATGGAGGCCGTAAAATCGGGCTGCTCGAGCTTCGTCAGTCCCGCCGTATCCATGAGCGACTGGACGATGTGGCGAAGCTTGTCGGCGCTGGCGAGCAAGCGGGCCTTGCGTTCGGTCTCGTCCTTGATGAGGTTGCCGAGACCGCCCGCCATCGCTTCCTTGCGGCGCGCATCACGGATTAATCTGCCAAGCACGTCCGGCAAGTCCGTCTCGCCTTCCAGCGTATCGGCGAGGGCGCGCTCGTCCTCCGCAAGCTCGGGAAATTCCGCGAGCAGTTCGGCGCGAAGGCGGGTATATTGTTCGGTGAGTGCGGTAAGGTTCACGACAGTTCCTCCGCGCTGGTGCGGTGACGACGTGCAAGGGCGAGCAGCCAGCGTGAGCGCTCCTGGTGCTTGCGGGCATCGCTCGCCGAACCTTCGCGCCGCGCTACTACCGCCAGCCTGTTGGCGTTGTGCGCGGCCCAGCGTGCGGACAGGTAGATTTCACGGTGCCGACCAGCCGCCGCCTTGCGGGATTCCGGTGTACGTGCACGGTCGAGTACCGCGAACAGTTCCGCCACCACGGCGTCGGATTGTTCTTTCGGGAGGTGGGCGTTCATGCTGCCACCTTGCGCGCCGAACGCAGATACTTCGCCTGACGGTCATACAGAACGATGTTGACCGTTGCGCCGAGGTTCAAGCACATGCGCGTCGGAATGCTGACGCGCAGCGGACACCATTCGAGAACCGATTTGCCAAGCGTGCCGTCTTCCGGCCCAAAAATGTAAAACGCTGAGCGCGGATGCTGAAACGCATGCAGTTCCGTGGTATCGTCCACGAGGTCGACAGCGACTGGGATGCAGTCAAACGGGATAGCTTCCCGAAGACTTTCGCAACGTATTACCGGAACGTGCCGCTCCGATTTCATCGTGTTGGTGCAGTGGTGAATGCCCCGCTTGACGTCGGATCGGTCGCCTTCAATCACGACCAGCGATGCGTCAAAGCAAAACGCCGCGCGCAACGTGTGACCAACGTTCTCTGGGTTCTTCGGGCGCACCAGCCCGATTGCGGCGTAGCCCCTCACAGCAGCACCAGCGGGGCACACAGGGCCAACACAAACAGGAAGGCGCAGGTATTGCGGATGAGGTCCATCACAGAACCTCCAGCTTCAATGGGAGGTCGAGCAGACGCGCGGCCTCGATGTAGTTTTCCGCCGGCAGCGTTGGCCTCGATGACCACTGCCAACTCTTAAGGGCAGTCAGGAGGGCGGCATGGGCGCGCTGCTTCGCGATAGTCGTGTTGCGCTCCGCAACGGACAGCCACAACTGTCGGCCGGCGCGGTCGCGGGGCGGTGCGCCCGTTTCCCAAACGGTGAACTCACTCACGATGTCGCTGCCTTCCCCAAAGAGGACGCGAATATTCCGGATGGTTGCTCCGATGATGACACCGTTGAAAACTCTCTCGGTATCCTCAAACCTACGCACCGGGGAGACCACGATGACAGGCGCGTCGACATTCCAGCCGTGCTTGTAGGTGCGCGGCTTACGCTTCGGAGCCGTGGCATCCATCACAGAAAATCCCTCTGGCTGATCCCGTATGCACGGCGTGGATTGAACGGTTCGGAGTTGTCCAAGGCGTCGTCGCAATCGCGGGCGTATTCCTTCGCCTCGTCGTCTTCGCCTTCGGAAATCTGGTAGAGTTGGAAATGCGCCATGTCGGCTTTCGCGGCCATGTCGTGCAGGCCAAGACGATTGCAGCGCTCATATTCCTCGTAGAGATAATCCGCGAGTTCTTCGGCAACGATGCGGGCGCCGAGTTCATCGTAGGTGTGCGGCTCGGTGAGGAAATCGGTGTTGCCGAAGTAGCGTTTGAAGACCGGCGTGTAGTTGCGCTTCCAGTCGATCTGACTGGCGAACGGGCTGGGTGTTTCGGTGATGATTGCGGGGGCGTTCATGACACGCGCTCCCCGTTGGCCTTGGCGAGGGCAGCTGCGGCATTGCGGATGTTCAGCCGGACCTTCGGCAGGAAGGGGTCGCTGTTCTCCATGTCGCCAAGGAGGAAAGCTAACGCGTGTTGAGCGTCTACCAGCGCCTCGTACATGCAAGGCGAAGCGGCGATGAGGGTGGCGTTGGCTTGCTTGCTCTCGGCCTCGACGCCTCCGCCGTACAAGGTGACAATAATATCGCGGTCTCGGCTATCCACGATATCGACAAACTGATTGGTTTTGACTGCTCGCCACGGCCCCGGCGTCCACTTCCTCGCTGTCTCGGTTGCCATGGCTATGCGGCCTCGGTTTGTTGGTGGGTCATTGTCCGCTCCACTTCCTGCGCTTGGCTGCGTACTCAAGCTCACGCGCGAGTAGCTTCAGAAAACCGCCAGCGAAGAAAACGTCACGCTGGCAGACGTGGCAGAGTTGAAGGGCACCGCCTTCGCTTCGCGGGATGCTTGGATGAGTGATCATCGTCCGCACCCGCGAGTAGCGAGGGTGGGTTCGCATCAGGCTGCCGTTGCAGTCTCGTCCGCAGAGGCAACATTCAGTGGGTTCGATGACCCGAGCGGGAGCGTTCCCAACTTTGTCTCGGCGGTGCCGTTCTTGACTGAACCCACGAGTGTCTGGAAACGGATTTCCATCTCGGCGGTGTTGATGATCTGCTTCGCCAGCGCCGATACTGCCAAAGCCCGCTGAGGGTTTCCCTTGGGCTTACGCAAGGCGTCGATTTCGTCGAAGAGAATGTCGCGGAGACCTGCGCTAGTCCGATCGATGGTTGTCACTTGCCGTCCTCCATGTGCCGGTGTGGGCATGGGGAGAATAGAGCACGCAAAAGCGTGCGTGTCAAACAATGAAACGCTATAGCGTGCATTTTATTTGTGGAGGGAGCCGAATCGGGCGGGTTTCTTCGACCGGATTAAGGAGTGCTTAGTGGTAATTCGGGCAGATTGTAAGCGGATGCCTCCGCGCCGTTGACGTGCAGTAATTGCATCTTACGGTATTTATTCCAGCCATCTTGGGGAGAAATGGCTAGGAAGCCTTTCCTATTCGTTCCGGTTGTGTTCTCCTGTCCAGAGTACTCTTGGGCGCAGATTCGAAGCGCCAGCGAGAACCAGCGGGGCAGACATGCAGGTCGTGCAGATGATGCGACTACTCGAAGCGTTCGACCGGATACCGAACCGGCTTAAGGCTTCCGCGCTCGCTTGGGCGGAGGCGAGGACAGCCTCTCGAAAAACCGAAGAGCCGCCTGTAGATCGTCGTCGGACCAGGAAGCGGAAAGCTGAATCATCCTCTCGCGGGCCGGGTCCATCTCGATCCCGGTAAGCACGTACAGGATGCTACCGTCCTTCAATTCGCCAAGGATGGCGTCCAGCTTCTCTACGGTCACATCTTTCCGTGTGTCGGGGTTGGCCTTGAGCGCCTCGGACAGGTAGTTCGGCCCGCAGCCAGCTGCTTCGCTGATGGTCCGGGGTTTCCGTCCATCGCGATCGATAAGCGTCCTAAGCCTTTGGACTTGCGCGTCATTCATGCTTTGGACGCCTAGCACGCTATAAAAAGCTGTGCGCGCCCGCAATTGCGTGCATTGACATGCACGCTTAAGCGTGCGATACGGCTTTCATGCACACGTCGTTACTCACCGAAATAGATGCGTTCATGCGGGATGCGGGGATCGGCGAACACCGGTTTGGCATCCTCGCCGCGAAGAATGGGCGGCTGGTCGAACGGCTGCGTGCCGGTCGGCGAATCTGGCCTGACACCGAAGAACGCATTCGGGAGTTCATCCGCACGCATCCGGCCTCCAGCGAGGCAGAAGCGGCATGACGCCTCCCGTCACAGAACCCGTTTGGAGTCGCCAGCAGTGGGTCTACTTCGTGCGGTTCATGGACTTCGTGAAGATTGGCCTCACCAACCAGCCGGAGCGTCGTATCCGAACGCTGGCAAGTACGCTGCCGCTTCCCATTGAGGTTCTTGGCATCCACTCCGGTAATGGCGCTGACGAAGCATTGCTGCATGCGCGGTTTCGGGACCAGCGTACGCGCGGCGAGTGGTTCAAACACACCCCCGAGATTGAGCGTATGGCGATCGAGGGCTTCTCGGCTCTTGGAGTCGCGCCGGAGGACTTCACGCCCGATGTTTTCCGTACCGCAGTGCAGCGGGCGGGTTCCATCGCGGCGCTGGCGGTTCATCTCGGTTGCTCCCGGAGCGCGGTTGATCGTGCGCGTCGGACTTCATGGGACGCCCCGCGCATCAGGGCTCGCATCGTCGCGTATGTGCGAGACGCCGCATGAGCGCTCAGGTCAAATCCGTCATCGAGCGCATCCTCCGCATGAAGGAGGAGCAGGACGCTCTCGCGGAAGACATTCGTGAGATTTACGCCGAAGCGAAATCCAACGGCTTCGACAAGACCGCGCTGGGCCAGACGGTCACGGCAATCCGCAAGCGGGAAAAGAACGCCGCGCGCTACGAAGAACTCAATGCGATGGCCGAACTTTACCTCGCCGCCTACGAAGGTGGCACGGTCGTTGCTACGCACGCGCACGCACATGAGGCCTTGAGCGGAACTGTCGCGGCTGACACGCGCTTTGCTCCGCAATCCAATTCCGAGATCGGTGCGCGCGCCGCGTCCGGTTCCACGTCGCCCGGCCACGTGGCCGATGAAAGGCCGGGCAACAATTCTGCGGCGGCGCCGAGCGGCGAGAGAATCAGTCCAAACGCCAACGATACCAACGGGTCTACGGCGGCGCCGAGCCCAGAGGAAATCACCCCCCCAACCAACCAAGGAGGCGCACACCTTCCGCATACTGGTCAGGTTGTTGAACTGGCCGCGACGGACTCGCACCCCGTCGCGGCTCTTTCCGATGAACACGGTCATATGCGTGAGGACATCCCGGACAGCCTGAGGCGGGCGGGATGACGCATCTGCCCCTGTCCATCGACATATCATTTCTGTTTCCGGGACTTGCCCCGAGGCATGAGGGGGGCGGGTTGGAAGGTGGCGGCTGTGCGGTGTTTGGTATGGGTGTCGCCACCTTCCACAATTCCAACGTCGTTCGCGGACCCTTTCCGTCCAGCCTCGACGTAAGCGAACCATCGGATAATCGCGGCGCATTCAATCTCGAAAGCCCGACTGACGACGCCGCTCTTTCCCGGAACGAACAGGGCGAGGGGATCAGTCATGGGTAAGGCCGGCCGCAAGATAATAGACGCTCTCAAAGAGGCCGTCGCTGGCAACTTCGCCAGCGTGACTATCGACGGACAGCGCTGGGTCAAGGTCGGCCCTCCCGACGCAAACCTTGCGGACAGGCTGTCGTTCTACTCCGGATATTTCGAGCAACGGTTCAGCGACCCGGACACAGATCGGGAACTCGCACATCTGGCGAAAGACCTTCGGATGGCTGCGTGGATCGTGAGCGGTCGTCGTCATGGCTGAAGCCTCGCTCATCCGCGCAAACCTGTCACCGCCAGAAGTGGCGGTAGATGGCGGTAGATTTTCCGGTGTCGGTAAAATCGTTCGTTCTCTGCTGCTTGCCCGCGATTACGAGAACACCATCCAATCCATTCAGAAGGCGTTCCGGGTATCGCGCCGGACGGCTGAGCGCATCTACGCCGGCCAGTCCGTCAGCGGCGAAACCACGCTCGCCATCATCCTGCACGAAGGCGTTGGCGGGCCGTATCTGGCCGAGGCGTTGAACCGCCTTCCGGCAGAGGAACGCGCGGCCGTTGCCGACGGACTCAAGGACGCGGCTGAGAGTTCCTACCACAAGGCGCGTCAGGAAATCCTGGCACTGAAACAAGCCGAGCTCCAGCGGAAGCTGACGGCACTGCGGACAGAACTCGAAAACGAGGAGACGTGAAGATGGCAATGACGAGTGGACAACTAGGGACCGGCGGTGCGGGCGCATGCGCGAAAATGCAGGACACGCTTGCTACCGAAGTTGAGCGGGCGTTGGAAACTGCCAAGCAATGCTCTGAACTCGCCACCCGGCTTCGCGCGCTTGAACAGCGCCTCGGCGCGTCGCCACCGACTGATGAGCCGTCCCGCACCTATCCCATTCCGATTGGCTTGATTGGCCAACTGCACAACGCGCAATCGCAGACGGTTGAAGCGGTCATGGAAGCCTTTGGGGCGCTGCTCCGCATCGAGAATTCCCACATCGGATAAACGAACACCCGCTCTCGTTCCGAGGTCTTGGCGGACCGCTTTGGACGAGGGCAACGAGGAGGGCAAACACATGCGACGTTGGCTTGCCGACGTGTGCTTCGACATAGCGCTTAACGTTACCGGGCGCGCCGAAGAATCCAACATCAAAGAGCGCCGGGCCCGGCTCATCGATCGGGCTGAGATTTGGCACGCGCGCTCTGTGTGGCTCTCCGGGCTTCGCCCATGGGCTACGCATCGTCGGTTGGTACAGAGCGTCAAGACGCGGGCTAAACGCCGCCAGCAGAAGCCGCAACCGCTTCCGTACATCGTGTTTGAACGCCCTTCTCCGAAGACGGAGGTGGCGTGATGAAGCTGACATTCGCAATTGCCGATTTGCACGGCCGCTTTGATTTACTGCAGGCCGCTTACGGCAAGATCACCGAGTACGCTTCCGCCGGTCGCATCGTCCACCTTGGCGACTACGTCGACCGCGGGCCGCAGAGCCGTGAGATAATCGAGTTCCTCATTGACGAGGCGACGATCCCGGAAGGATTCACGCGCGTTGTCCTGAAGGGCAACCACGAAGACATGATGGTCGAGACGCTGACCGCTCCGCTGAATCCGCAGTGGTGGATAGGCAATGGCGGCGGCCAAACACTCGTCTCCTACGGTCACGCAGCTCAAGGGAAATATACCCCGAAGTCGTGCCGCGCGAACACATTTCGTGGCTCCGCGACTTGCCCAAAATCCTCATCGACGAACACCGCGTGTATGTGCATGCGGGCGTCGACCCGACGCGCGATCTGGACGACCAGAAGGAAGAGGTTCTCCTATGGTGGCTCTATCCCGATAACGCCGATCTGGGACACGGCAATCGCCACGTCGTTCACGGACACCATCAATTCGAAGACGGGCCAAAGCTCTTTGCCAACCGCACCGATCTAGACACCTTCGCTTGGTTCACGGGCCGTCTCGTCGTCGGCGTGTTCGATGATGATCAGCCGCGCGGTCCTGTC